CCAACCGTCTCAACGTCAGCCGTCATGTTGTCGATAGGTGGCTCTCTGAAGCTGGAATCACTCCGCGCAACCAATCCGAAGCTGGAATCGTTCGCGCTTCTGCTATGACCTCCGAAGAACGAGCTGCACAAGCCGCAGCCGCCCATGATGCTGTTAGAGGTCGGATTGTTCCTGAATCCGAAAAGATTAAACGCTCCAAAGGCATCGAGCAACGGGCAGCTAACGGAGCCGTCACTTTGAGCGACGGAGAATCCGCAATGCTCAATTGGCTCATCAACCGTGGCTTCAATTGCACGTTTCAAAAATCCGAATGGATTTACAATCTTGATATTGCTATCTCCGATAATTTCGCTATTGAGATTTTCGGCGGCAACTGGCACGCTATCAAAAAGCGTCGAATCCATGAAGCTACAAGACTCGAATACCTCCTTAGCCGTGGGTGGAACATCGTTTATATCTGGAACACTCCCGTTATCCCCATGGATGAAATTTGCGCAGATAAGGTTGTCGAGTTCTTTAATTTCGCCAGCGACAACCCATCCCCGCGTGGTAAGTATTGGGTGATTAGGGGTGACGGTCAGGTTTCTACCGCCGCTAGTTCTGATGTTAACGAGAGTTCCTTTGTACTCCCTTCGCATTCCTGCAAGTAAGCCAATTCCTGCAACCTCTGTATCAGCAACAACACAATTTGCATGCGCGTGCGATGCTGTTTCCTCGCTGTGGTAAACAAACCCACGCGACGCAAGCATGATGCAGAACTGACACGTCTCAACACCAGTTGGCACACGCGCCCATCTAGGTTTCTTCGGGTCGTTCTTCGCGTTGTAAGCAATGCACTCGTTTGCCGCCCTGCGCGTCTCGTAATCGATTCTGCCAACACATTTGCCGATGAACTGCTCGACGGGTTTACCGTCCACCAAGTCTTGCGCGAACGCCCTCACGGCGCCCTCGGTCGCTTCTGGCACGCGCTGACTGTCCACTTCTGCCCTGAACCCGTCATCAATGCCGAAACGCGCTCTCAGGCCGTCGTAGAAGTCAGCAGCAAGACGCGCTGCCATAGTTGACGATGCACCGCACGCTGGTTGCATGATGGCGATAACGGCATTGCGAACGTCGGCAACGTCGGCGCTGTAGTTGATTTGGCTCAATGCGTCCACTAGCGCCGCTCGTGCCTTGTCAGAAACGACGTTGAGCGCCTTGCTGTAGTTCTCGACGTAGCTACGCGGTATCTGCATTCACGCCACCACCAAAGAGCGTGGACACCATCGCGTTAGATGCTTCTTGTGCTTGCGCCGTCTGCAACTCGCGCATGATCGTCGTAACTTCCTCGTCGCTGTAGCCGTTGGAGCGCCAGAACGTCGGAGTGTTGGCGAACGCGGGAACAACAGACGCGATTTTCACCGATGCATCGGTCATCTGCGCCAACGTTGGCATGGAGGGATTCATGAATCGCGGCTGAATCTCCAAGCCGCTAACGTCCACGCTGCCAAACGTCGTGCCGCGCTCGGTTGCAAGGCACGCAATAGCAACGTCGGTAAGCGTATCGCCCACATCGGAATGCCACGCTTTCACCTTGCGAATCAGCGGCGAATTTTCGGCATAGATAGCTTCTGCGCTTGCAGGCTGGTCGTGGACAAGGCCGAATTGCGACACATGGATGCCCGTTGCCGCGCTCATCTTCGCGCAAAGATTGCGGAAATGGTCTGTAAGCGGCTGCATGGACGGCTGCGGCAACTGCCCGAATTGCGGAACCGTGCCGTCTGCCGTCATGTCAATGTTGAAGATAGCGCCGATGAACGCTTGCCACCTGTCCACGTCCTCGAAGGGGTCGCCATCGGTGCCGAGTAGGTACTTTTGCGAACTCGCCGCGAACGCGCTTGCAATCTCTTCGTTGATGTTCGCACGCACCGCCGAATCGATGTAACCCATGACTTCGCGTGTGATGCGAGATTGACCGAACGGCCTTTCGAGCGTGGCGTTGTAAGCCGCCAGGAACACGGGCAAGTGCTCCAAGCCGTGCGGCTCGTATTCGTCCACGTACCAACGGCCATTGTCGCTTTTCTTAATACGAATAAGGTACTCAGGCGTGACAACGTTTATCCACGTCGGCAGCACGCGCCCGGTAACTTTGTCCTTCTTGGTGTCAACCACGAACAGCGCGGCCTTTATGGTGTCGTTCGCATCATCCCACGTTACGCCGCAAGCGTGCGCGGGATAGGCTGACACGTGCGCGTGAGCGTTCTCGTCCTTGCTGACGAAATAGAGATTGAACGATTGCTCTAACGCGCTAGTAGTCGCTTTGCGGTACTTCGAGCGCATCTTGTTACGCCGCGTGATGGTATCAAGCTGCACCTGCGCTTCGTCATCGCCAACCGTGTATCCGTCGAAGATAGAATGCTCTACCATCACGTCAACGGTTTTCTGCGCCCATCCACACGCCGCATCGAGGTTGCGCAGCTTCGGCGGGATGCTGATACCCAAGTCAACCAGCCGATTGTGCATCACATAGTAGCAATGCCGCTTCATGTTGCGGTCGTAGTGGTCATGCCATGCCTTCACAAGCTCGTGGACAAGCATCCTGTCCTCGCCGCGCAAGCCGTCAGCGGATGCTACCATTCCGGGGATTTCTAACACCTAACAACCGCCTTTCTGTTCGGGTTGCGCTTGGTGGTCATCGCGCCCCAATACGCGAGCGCACATGCTTCTATCAACTCGGCGCTTGCTTCATCGGTAGATTCGAAGCCGAAACCGCCATTGTTGCCGATTCGCCGCCGTTTTGTCTTTGTGGCTGAGTCATCTAGTGCAGGCTGTCCGTAATGTGTGACTTTCCGCTCTTTCACGGCATTAACGAGCGTTGAGCAAGCCGCTATAACGTCACGAGTCTGTGGGCGAACAATTGCCTTAGTGCTCACGCCCTCGGCAAGCAAGCGTTCGTTAAGATTCTGCGCGTTGCTCTGGCCGTCAATCACAATCTGCGCGGCTTTGCTCGCCCGTGGCGCTAGATTGTCCACGAACCACCCGATGCCGTGCGAAAGCGATTTAACGTCCACCACGTAAACAAACGGCACGCCGTTATCAGGCTTGTAGCACGCTGCCAGAGCGCCTATAGCACCGTCTGGTGAGAACTTCACCGCGTACACGAGCAATCCGTCACGTGATGGGTTTTCGACCTTGCAGGCGCTCCAATCGCTTTCACGTATTACCGCGCTTGCCTTTGTAATTTCAGGCCACCATCCCAAATGCTCACGGGCGAATGCGTCCGCGCTCATAGTCCGTGCATCTTTCATCAACGCTGATTCGAGCAGCTGAAAACCTAGCGATGGGTTGCTCTCGTACCAGCGCGATTTATCGAACACATCGCCAATTTCAGACGTGCTCCACTCGTGGATGCAAGCGCCAATGTACGGGTCAGTGTGCAGGCTATCGCGGATGCTTGCGAATTTCTCGCCCTTGTAAGCCGCTGTCGGGTCTGGCACCGTTCCCATTAGGATGGTTTGCGGTGAGCCTGTAGGCGCTGCGGAGTTTAACGGCGATAATGCCGCATCCTGCGCGTCAGTGTAGCTCTGGGCTTCGTCAACTACCACCAAATCGAACGTGCCGCCGCGCCCCATGTCGGAATTTGCGCCGCGTGTGCGAAACTCAATGTGCGCTCCGTTCTTCAAATCAAGCACCATTTGGTTTGCGCTCGTGGTGTATTTCTTTACCATCGCGTTTAGCTCTGGAAATCTGGCGTGCGGGTCATTCTTTCTCTCGCCGAACTTCACACGTAGGCGGTCGAACGCCTTTTTAGCCGTCTGGTACTCTTGCGCCGTATGCAAAATGGCTTCACCGCGATGAATTAGTCCCCATGTTTCACGTGGGTCGCATACGCCAGTCTTGCCGTTCTGCCGTGGCACGGGCAGCACGCACAAAGAATTCAACAGCTTGCCGTCATCCCCGATTGCTAACCAATCGTTTAGGATTAGCCGCTGCCATTCGAAAGGCGGCAACCCATAAGAATCAGCAATCTTCGCAGCAAGACCTCCCTCTGTCCGCGTGTAACTACCACACCATGAATACGTCGGGCGCTGGTTTCCATGACTAGGCATTTACCAGCGCCGCTTCTGCTTCGGCTAAGATTTCGGCCAGTGGCGTATCGCACTCAACGCCTTGTGACGCTGCTAGCGCGTTATACCGATCAACTGCTTCGAATAATCCCGATGCAAGCGGCTTGATATCACGTCCGCTGTCGGTCATATCGAGAACACGGGCGTATTTTTGAATCACCGCGCTTGTCAGCGCAAGCTCGTTTTGTTTTGCCCATGCCTGCTCTATTGAATCAGGCGCACTCGTGGGCAGCGGCTTGTTTTTGGGCATGGGTTATCACTTCCTTTTCTGCCTGAATGTTTAATTTCTGATTGCACGAGCAGCACACTAGCCGCGCATTGTCGAAAGTGTCTGTGCCGCCGTCGCATATCCGCTTTATATGGTCTACTGATGGGTAGTCCGGGCCGCTTGAAACCCATCTTTTGTCTGTTGGGTCACACTCAATGCCGCAAACTTCGCACTTCATAGAACCATTGCGCTTTGCTAACGCTCTCCATGTAACGCCATAATCTCGTTTTCTCAACGCTATGCGAACATCACGCCGCCTGCCGCTAGGCAAGTTATTTAAAGAACCAAACTCGTCTATTAGCTTCTTGTCGGCTGCTTCTCTTCGAGCGGTATTTATTCTTTCAACTGCTCCATGCCCTCTACCTACACAATGCCCAAGTTCGCGCATCCACTTGCTCACTGTCGCATGATTAATGCCGTATTTCTTGCCAAGTTCATACGAACTTGCGCCATCGAGGTATTCGCCCTCAATAGCTTCTATATCAACGTCATTTTTGCGAACTGGCTTCTTTCGTTGAAGTCCATGGCGAGCTATGACATTTGAAACTGTGCTCAAATGACAACCCATCAACCTTGAAATATCTGACGTATCCATATCGAGAACAGTTCGAAGCATCACGACCAGCGACGGGCAAAACTTCGAACGACAATTAGAAATCCATTTGCTTTTAGGATTTTTCGGATGCCTATGCGTTCGTTGTATCCCATTGCGCTTCAAAATTCGGTAAATCGTTTCGGCTGACACGCCGAACTCCTGCGCAACGATTCGCGCTGTCTCGCATTCCTCATAACACTCGATAACCGCACGTTCGTCTAGATTGGCTTTCTTAGGCATGGTTACTCCGCATCCCCGCACCTAGACGGGCAACAAAAAACCCGCCCTGGATGCGGTCAGAGCGGGTTTCTATTGCGTGATATGAACACGGATAGCTAGTCCGTTATCACCTTGGTTATTGTGGTGTGAACGATTTCAAGTCTAGGTGCTATGCGAGGGGGCGGGCTTGTGACCTGCGGGAAGCCCCTTATGCCACCATCACCAATCATCGAACGGTTGCGGTAGCGGCTTGATGCTCGCTCGTGCTGTCCCTCTCGCAATCGCAATCACTTCATCGTCGCTTCGGTTTGACTTCCATTGATTGCACCGTCGATGCACGGCATCTGTGTTGCTGTAATCAAGCGCACACTGTTGAGCTGATGCATATCCGAACTCTCTCCATCGGCTAACTGGTTTCCTTTCGTCAACCTCGAAGCTCATCGGATGTCCGGCGGGCAAGTCGTAGTCAATACGATCAGGACGGCCAAACGCTCGGCATATCCAACAGCCGCGACCTTCTGCCCTTAGTCTCGCCTGTAGCTTTCTCCGTGCGCTGCCGTTCTTTGTGCGCGGGTTAGACTTACTCATCACAACATCCCGTTTCGTAAGCTTCGAAGCAAAGCGAGCAGTCGCGGCAATGCGTGAAGTCCGTCATAGATTCACGCCATGCTTTTGCTTCATCAGCCTTTCGGCGTGCTGGTAGCGCTGGCGCTTGACATATCGGCTCTTTGATTTCCCCGCCCCCGAACGTCCACGGCTGGCGGCTTGCGCCCAGATTTCGCGAAGACCGAGAGCGCGGCGAAGGCGGTTTGCTAGTAGCGTCGTGCTGCGGGAATTGCGCACTAGTCGCTTTAGCTCGTCGCTGGTCATTCTGGTCGCTCCTGGTCGTTGGCAATAAAAAAGCCGCCTGGATGCAAGCGGCTGATTTTGGGTAGAGATAATCCTACACAATTGCATATTAACGCGAAAAGTGTCAGTATGCAACTTTTGGTTGTATATTCGCATTTCGGCAATAAAAAAGCCGCCATGCCCGAAAGCACAGCGGCTAATCGTTATATTTCCGTTTCGCCCTTAATCAATCTGCTAACGCCCACCGAGTCAATCCAGTCGAACGCAACATCGCGCAAGTAGTAGCAAGTCGAACGCTTTATGATGTTTTCCTCGCTTATCTGCGTCCACGTCTGGCCGTCGATGTAGTGCCATTCGAGCAGGCTGGCGTAAATCTCGCCGAAACCGTCCCGCACGCCTTCGATGATCGCGAGCGACACGCCGATGAAATCCGTTAGCTCCGTTTCCTCCTGGCGCAACGCTTCGAGCTTTTCTGCTAGCTCGTCAACGTTCTTGATTGCACGTGCGGCTGTCGGGTCTGATGTTCCAGATTTGCCCACGTTCGCGGGTTTCCAATCCTCGCCGCCGGACATTAGCAAGGCATGGACGTAATCTAGCCGCTCGATTGCCTTGCGGGTCTGCTCGAACCGCTCTCTAGCATCCATAGGCATCTATGATGATTCCGCGCCCGGGCGATTTGCAGATGCCCTCGGTGCTGTGTATCGCCATTTCACAATCGTCAACCTTGTGGGGGTCGAAATAGCCGTGATGAACGCGCTTGCAGTAATAGCGCTCCGTGCATCCCGTGCGCGTCTGCTTGTCGAGAACTTCCAGGCGCAAACAGCCGTTGCAGATACAATCGGCGATAAATGGCGATTCGTGCAACGCCAGATGTGCGTTGGC